CGACCCAACCTTCAGATTACAATCAATAGTTAATAATAAATCTAAATCACCCTTACAAACTTGTCTTACAGTTTGCTTGTGAATAGAATTAATTTGTAATAAGCCTCTGTCTATGGAACCATTTTTATTTAGCGTCCATATGACTTTGCCATTTTTATCAAACCTAGCATTAATTGCTTTTATTCTACAATTGGATTCTCTGCGGGCAATTGGTATGAAATGTTCTGGTGGTAGTCCATAACGTTTTAGGTGCGGCACTAACCACGCACATGGGTCTTCTTTACCCTGTGCAGGTACGGCGCTGCCCAAGAGCAATGCCAAGGATATTAAGATAGAACGAATCAGCTTGCTGACGGTCCCTTTTTGGCCTTCTTATCGAAGCCAGAGAAGACTTCGTTTATCTCAGAAACAGACAACTTACCGTCATCTAAAAATGCACGGGACAAGCCCTCAATGACAACGGCAACACCACCGATGCCTGCCATCATAACTGCTTTCCATACTTCTACGCCGGCGATTGTACCTGCGCCTACGACACCAAGACCTGATGCTGCGAAGGTTGCAAGCATGCGTAGTAAAATGTTTTTTAATTGCTCCATTTTATTCTCCTATTCTTGTGGTCCTTCGAGATTTTGTAATGCTCTATTCTTTTTTTCTTGTAACAAATAATATCTTCTCATGATTTCATTGCGTTCTTCTATTGAACGTAACTTAAATCCAGGGGCACCAAGCAAGCTGAGAGTTGTATTAAGTTCTCTGTCCAACTTGGAGCCAGTCAAAGTCTGCAGCCACTTAGGTTCATCACCAGGTATGGCACTCAAGTATCTGCCAATTAATCCTGCAGGTGCTAGCAACTGTGAGTATAGGTACTGACGATAACGTTGTGAGTTTTCTTTATCGCTGAGATTTTCTTTTGTTATTGGCGCACCACTGAACAACTGTTTGTTTATTTCGTTTTCAAGTGGTACTCTCAATGCCGGAGTTAAACCAGAAAGAACTTCGTATACATCGCCACTAGCTGCCTGCTGTAATATGTTTGGTGCACCTGCACCAGGGAATCCAAGTTGTGGATTTAGATATAGACTTTCTCCACCACCAAGACCAATGGCTGCACTACCACCAAGTGCACCTGCTGTTCCACCGATTGCAGCACCAGGTAATCCACCTGTTAATCCACCAATAGCAGCTCCAGCTAATCCACCAAATATACCACCCTCAATTGCATTAAGATTTGGTATCTTAAATGCACCTTGTTCCTTGAGATAGTCAGGCATGAATGGGCTTTCGCCTTCTTTATCCTGCATGTTTCTACGGAAGCTTAAATACTTTTGGTATGCGCCAGGTGCCATCCACATATTCTCAATCTGCAGTGGTAAGTTGCGGCTCATCCACATCCAGAATGGAACAATGCTTCTTACGTTTCTGTCAATTGCATTGATATTTGCATAGTCAACCATGTATTTGTTTACTCTGTTTGCTGCTTCTTGTGGGTCAAGTCCTTGCTTGATGCCATCATATAGCAAAGCAAAACGAGTTGCTTCTTCAATTGCTGCACCCTTATCTCTAAGTTTGCGCAATGGCGCATATATTGCAGCAGATGCTCTAGCGGCACCTGGAACTTGTGTTCCTGGAATTACACGTCCACCACCAAATGGAATTTGACGTCCAGCAAATGGAGTAAGACCTGTTGCTGTTCTGCCCGTGATGCCAGTCTTTCCCACGCCAGCAGCTGTAGCTATTTCACCAAACTGACCGAATCCTGTAGCACCGCTCAAAGCAACTGCGTCTCTAACAGCTTGTTGTTCAAAAGGTGGTAGAGCTTTTATTACATCTACTATTGATTGTCCTTCTTTTAATCCTTTTTCTATTTTTCTATAGATACTAAGACCTTGTATTAAGTTTTCAGGTTTACCACCAGCAGCAAGCATCATGAATGTGTTACCTAATGCGTTACGAACATGAAATCCAATACTGCCGGTAACAGTAGCTTTTGTAAATGTTGTCAAATCTTTAAACAATACTTCTGTTCTTCTTGCAAATTTTGTATCATCAAGACGCTTGAGATTCTGTAGCATTCCTGCTACCTCTTGACGAACAAAAGTATTAGGTATATTATCCGGATTAATTGACTCAAATCCAAGTCTTGCAAATTCGCTGACTCCAGCCCAACGTTCTGCGGGAGTACCAGCAAAAGTAGTTTTTACTTTTGCAATGTCATCTGCTACAGCTATAGCCAAGTTCTCTGCTTCGTCCAACAACAATCCACCAACCACCGGGTCAACTGTACCTGAATCAATGGCTCTAGTTACATTAACAATATGATTTTCTAATTCATTAGCAAGTGTTTTTATTTCCTGCTTAATAACAACATCACCCTTAAGACGTTCGCCAAGAGTACTAATCAATATTTTGGCTGTTTCTATTTGTTCAGGCGACCAATTGACAAGTTTATCTGGACGCATGAGCGCTGTGACTTTTGTTTCAACATCAGTCAATGCTGCTTGTACAGCTTTCAAATCTTTTGTTTCTGTTGCAATACGTGAAGCTCTTGCAAATGGTAGTTCAGATGCTCTTCTTGTGGCAATTGCATTTATAATATCTGGTGGTACATATCTTGCATCAAAGGCACTTGGCACTCCTCTAGCAGTTCCTCCCAATGCTCCACGAGTAGTAATAGTTCCAATACCCGGTATAACGCTTGGAGTCTTTGGCAAACCTAATACTGCTGCAGTATAAGCCATAAATCTTGCATGATTATTAAGATAGCCAGCAAGTGCTTCATTGGCATTGGTTGTAAAGAAATCAAACTTTACCTTACCATATTGTTTTGCAATTTGGTTAAGTCTTGGAATACCTCCAGCAATATCTGCAGGAGTCAATGTATAACCAAACCATTTTTTTCCTGGGATAAGTGTTCTATCAAGATAGTTTCCGCTTAATAATGTTAATGTATCAATACCAAGGTCTGATGCCACTTTGTCTGCAAGTCTTCTATTGCGTCCAGCCCATTGTAATGTTGCTGCACTTTGTACTCTTGGAAAATAATTATCAACTTTAGTTAAACCTTTTGCGCCAAGAGCATCTAATCGCTTTTGTGCTTGACCAAATGTGCCATCTAATATTTGTTTATAGGCATCATAGATTTCACGTTCAGCTCCAGAAAGAGGTTTTAATCCTTTGGCTCCCCAACTTATTTCTGGTGTTAATAGATGTGGAGAAATCTTATCTACAACTTTAGTAAATTTTGGATATTCTTTCTTTAAACCATTTATAATCGCAACACCTTCTTTTCTTAAGAAGTTTAATTGTGCGCGATTAATTCTATCTGCTGCTAGTAAAGCCACTGCGTCTACTGCTTCTGCTCCCTTAAGGGTTCCTTGGCTCAATCCTTTTCTTAAGGTAAGAATATCTGCTTCACCAAGTATTCCACCTTCAGGTGCACCCATAAATCTATTTAATAATGCTGCTCCCTTTGGAGTATTAACAAACCATAAACGACGACCAGCTACAGCTTTGCCAACGAGTCCTGTAAATGGTGCTGTTCCAGGAATAGTGAACTTTGGAAATGTTGGAAGTCCAATGCGCAAACCGCCCCTAACTCCAAGAAGTTGAGCAGCTTCGCCTGTTATATTGGCATAACCTTTTGTTGCAATACCAGAAATTAAATCATCTGACAAAACAGTTGCAGCTTTTCTTGCGGCAACTCTTTCAACCATTGGAAGCGCCTCATTCGTAGCAGCAGCCAATGCCTCTTCTCTTATTTCACGAACAGTATTAGCTAATGTTTCTTTTGCCCCTGCTCCGTATGTTCTACGTGGTGCTTGACGTTGTGTTTGAGTAACAACTTCTTCTGCTGCTGTTAACCCTCTGCCTGCAGTGGAGGCTGCTGCATCAGCTGCTTCTTTAGCGGCTACTGCTGCTGCTTCGTCTGCTGCTGCTCTAGCTGCTGCTTCTGCTGCAAGTGCTGCTCTTTGCTCTGCTTCTCTTATGATTGCCGTAGCATCAGGTATTGTGCCGGCGATGATTGGAGTTTTAACAGCAGACTCTGTTCCTGCTATTGCAAGTCTTTCTGCGTAATCTGCTGCCTCACGAGATGCTGCTTCAGCTGCTTCTCTAACTGCAGTTTTTTCTGCAAGGTCTCTTGCTGCCAGCGCTGCTGCATCTTGAGCAAGTTCTACTGCTGTTCTTCGCACACCTGCTCGAAGACCTGCTTGAACGCCTGTTCTAGTTAATGCACCAGGTGCACCAACATAAGTTGTTGGGTCTAAAGCAACGTCACCAAACAAACCAATAACACGGTCAACCCATTTGTTACCAGTCTGCACATAGGGTATGTCACCAAAACCAGTAGTAATATCTCTTGTTTGTCTTACTAAATCTTTTAAGCTGCCAGATGTAGTAGTTGCTTTATCTTGTACAATTTTGTCTTGCGCAGTTTGTGCTTCTTCAAATGTATTTATTTTTTCAATATTAGGAATTGGTGTATTGATAATCTCTTCCCAGTTATCAATAACCAAGTCACCAGGCTTAGCAATTGGCAATCCAGTTTGCTTGTGCGTAGGAATATAATCAGTTGCTTGGTAGCGTTGCTTGCCATCTCTAATATCTTTTGCAAGTTCTACTGACTCTCTAAATCCAGAGACCAATGCACGACGTCCAACATCAATAGTAGTCAATGGTCCAAGTACTAAACTAGATGGTTTAAATTCCATTTTACCTGGAATAATATCATAGTTAATAACTTTTGCTAATGCACCGCGCCATCCACCTGGCATCTTTTGTTCTTCACCAGTAACAGTTCTTTCTACTTCTTCAACTGATACCCCTGCACGCAATGCATCAATAGATGCTTGACCTAAATCTCTACGTGCTTCATACAAGTCTGGAGATGTTACATATTTTGGTGGAGTTTTGGTTGTTGGAACTGCCATGCCAGCCTGACCAACGGGTGGAACATTTTCTTCTATTGCTGGCACGGTTCCCACTGGAAGAGGAGGAGCACCCTTCTTTTGTGTAATAGTTGGAATCGTTGGCGTTGATGATTTAGGAACAGTAACTGGAGGCGTTCCTTTTACTGGAGTAGGAACAGTAGTTGGTGTTGGGACCTGTGGAATGATTGTTCCAGTAGGTGCCTTTGGCACAGTCGTAGACGGAGTTGTGCCACCAGGAACTATTGGTAGTGGAGGTGGTGTTTTGGTTATTGCCATCTTTATTATCTTTGTACTATTGAAGCCTTGTAGAGGTCTTGTCTTCTAATGACTTCATCAGTAAATGGTGTTCCGTTTCTCTTCTTTACCGCGGCAAGGAGTTTATCTACAGCTATACCTGCTGCAGCAGAGCTTCCTGGGAAGGAAGTCTTAGCTAAATCTGTCCACTGCTGGTAGTAGTTCTTTGCATTGGGTAGCGTATCAACACCAATTGTACCTTGTCTTAAGTTAGTTGTTGCACCATACTTAAACTTTGGATTTGGAATTGATGCTGACCAATATTTATCATTGTTTAGAAATTCTTGTCTTGCAGTAATAGCTTGCTTGTTTGCAGTATCATACTCTGAGTATAAATCATCAGCCAATCTTTGTGCTTCGTCTAACTTCAATCCACCAAATGCACCAGGACTTGTGATTGCTTCTGCTGCCATCAATTCTTTAACCGTTTCTAATGGCACGTCGTTTGCAAGCCATGAATAAAGTTTATCATTAAAAGTATAAGCCATTGGATTTATATCACCTTTAGAAAACTTTTGATTAAATGATTTCTCAAGCTTCAAATAGTTCGGTGCATATTGCTTAAATGCAGTGTTAATAATATCTTGATTTGTTTTTTCTCCATATGCGCCAATAATATAATCTTCTGCTTCAGGAGATTCTACAGCTGGAGTTCTCCAAGTACTTGGATACTTGGCTTGAGCAATTGCCATAATTTGTGGGTCAAATGCAACCTCTGCTGTTGCACCTTGTCTAACACCAGGAGGAATAATTGGTTCTTCTCTTGGTGGTGTTGGAGGATTAACGCCTGAACCGTCACCAGTTTCTCTTGGCATTCTCTGACGCACTGGCGTTGGTACACCTGGAGCACGTAAAGCTCTTTGTGCAGCCATGGTTGTAAACTGCTGTGCTCTTTCTGGACTAGCACCAGCTGCTATCAATCTTCTGGTCAATGGATTTTGTGCCATGTTATTCCTTAAACTATATTTGCGCCAAGTTGTGGGAACTGTCTTCTAATTTGTGCTGGTGTAGCATTTGGATTAGAAGCAACGAAATTCTCAATTCTATTTACCAATGCTTCATTTCTTATGTTAGCTGTTTTAGCGGCCAACTGCTCAATCGGTGATGGAGCTGTTACTACTGGTGGAGTAACTGTTGGCTGTGAAGTTGTAATTGTGGTACCAGGTGCTGCTCCAGTTATAGTTGTTGGAGTAATCTGGGTTGGATTGATATAGCCAGTTCCAAGTAGTGCAGCTAGTGCATCCTGTACAGTTTGGTTACGAGCAGCTGCTGCTGTTTCTGCGGCTATTCTCTGATTGGTTATATTAGCCTGTAGTTCAGCAAGTGCTTGCAATTGTTGCTGTTGCAATCCGCCAGCCTGACCCTGATAAATACCCTGCAATGTAGAAAGTGCAGATGACCTTGCCATTTGCTCTTCAGCTTGACGTGATTGTGCTGCAGCTGTTTGTGCCGCTTGTAGTGTATTAAGAAGTGCATTGTAATTTGCAGCTCCACCTTGTGCAGCAAGGTTTGCTAAGTCAACTTGTGATTGAACCGGCGCACCAGATACACCTTGACCTGCAAGATAATTTAATACATCACTAGTCATTGGAGTAGCCGTTTGACGGCGTGCTTCAGTATATGCGTTTGGTTGATTCTGTCGTAAATAATTTTGTAGTGCGTTATATGCCGCAGTTGTTCTACCTTCTGCACCAAGATATCCTGTACCAACATTTGTTTCTGGTGTGTACTGACCAAGAAGTTGTTTTGTAAGTAAATCATATTGGTTTTGGATATACTCTTTACCACCTGTTTCAGCGGTTCCTAGTAAGTTTGTTATGTTAGTTGGAACACCTTGATTCAACAATCCAGTAAGGTAGTTTGCCTGGTATTGTGAACCTTGAGTTGCTCTATTTACTGCAGCTTGTGCTGCTGCTTGGTCTGCTTTTATTTTTTCTAAAGCAGAAAGGTATGAATAATATCCACCTTGACCACCACTAGTATCTACAACTATGGTTGATATACCACCTGGTGTTGTTGCGCCACCAGTTGCACTTGCGCCATCATTTGGGTCTGGTTCAGTGTATGTTGGTCTTGTTCCTGGAAGAGTTCTTCCTAATCTGCTTACTGTTACAGCCATATCATCCTACCTTAAATTGAGTAATGCTTGCGCATCTTGTGAAATCTGTCTAGCTTTATCTTGTTCTAAATTAGTTAAGCCAGTTTGTAATGTTTCTTGTGCTTGTGTTGCGGCAAGGTCAAAGCCTCTGAGTTGTTGGGCTATATCTTCTTTTGCATAGCCTGTCTGTCTAGCTCTTTGACGTCCATACTCTTGTAAAGCACGGTTATAAATACCAGAACGAGTGCCCATTCCAGTCAATCCTCTACGGGCATAGGAGCTTGTTAGGGCAGGAAGCTCACCCTGTTTACCGGTTGGAGTTCTACCAAAGGCAGCTTCTTCTAATTGAATTAAAGCACGTTGCCCACGGGTCTCAGCCAAATAACGCTGATAAGCATTAAGGGCAGCCTGTTGAGCATAGTTATTTAAAAGGCTCCTTCTAGCTGCTTCGTATATTGATGGGTCTATTGCCATAAAATAATCTCCTATAATACAGGGTCAAGTATTACTTATTACCCTACTTTGTAGATGTAGGGTGAAATGTCGGTGGTAACTGGCTTGGAGCCTCTGGGGTATGAGACTTATGCCACTTATCGTTATAATCAAACATGGTTACCGCTGAATATTTAGTTCCAGAAATAACTGGTAGCGATGCATGTGTGAAAATATAGGTTGATGGAAACACTACTATATCTCCAGCTTCAGGTTTAATTTTAAATCCAAGCTTTGTAAACTCTAATTCCCCACCTTCGTAGTCATCATTTAAATACATAACCGAAGACACCGTACAAACATAACTAAATCCATGGTCACTATGAGCAGAAAAGTGTTCGTTAGGTCCATATTTAACAAAGTTAATTGCTTCCATATAGTCCATTTTTATATTTTGAGATTCAGAATAATGATTTACACAAGTTGTAATTATTTCTTTACACTTAAAATAAATATCTTTTAAAGCAGAAAGTTTAGTTGGAATTAACTCTACATTTCCAGAACCTATTTTGCAGTCAAAACAATCTCTATATCCTGGCATTTTTTCGCCATATCCAACAAGAGCTTCACTCCATTTAAATGTTGGGTGTTTACTATCCATTAAAACATTATTTAATTCTTTAACAATTGATGGGTCAATTGCGGATTTATAAATCTTAATCCCTAATCTAGGGTCATCTACTGTAATAATATCGATATTCATTAGTTTCCTTCGGTATGATTTGTACTTATTTTTGTAACCTTCCAAAAAGAAGGCATTGTATATCTTATTCCTTCTTCTATAGTAGTTACTCCGTGTAAATAGTTAATGTCTCCTGGAAAAAATATTAAACTATTTTTTGATGGTTTTACTTTAAAATTTTGATTTGGAAAATATATTTCTCCGCCTTCATAATCATCGTTTAGATACACCAACGATGCTATGTCATTTTGTGGATACATATTTGGTGTTCCATCATTCAGTTGTTTATCTGCGTGTGGCCCCTGTCCATCTCCAACTCTCCATCTTACCAACGACGCTGCATTGTCTGCAAGTTCTACTGACAAAGTATTTTCTATTTTAAGTTTAACTCTATCAATAATATTTTTAGTTATAAGTTTTATAGAATTATCAGTAAACAAACCATTGTGGTGAACTCTACTCTTCCACACATCATGTGTTGGTGTTTCATCCCAAACTGTATTAACCCTTATATAATTGTTAATTTTTTCTGATTCTTCTTTGCTTATAAAATTATAAATAATAAATATATTATCTAATGATGAACCCCAGTATCCAGGCGGTGTTAAAGATATTTGTTCTTCAATCACCATTTCTTTAATGGACATGAAGCTTCCTTCAGTTTTACTTTTACAGGCATAATGCATCCGCATTCTTTGCACTGTCTTGTAATTTTAATTAGCTTTGGACATTCTAAGCAAATAGCATATCTGTCTATTGCTGTTTGTTCATCGGTGTTATAAGCTTCTTGCTTAAAAACATCCCATGGTCTTGTGTTGCCTAATTTTTTCTTATACTCTTGCCAAGCATTTGTCATTTAAAAATCATTCTACCGGTTCTAAAAAATTTTCACCATCATATGTCCAACCTTCTACTACAGAAAGTTTATCATTGTTAGATAGTTTTATAACCTTTGGGTCAGACGACATTGCTGCAACCATTTGTTCAAAAATTGTTTGAACTGGTATTTTAAATGCCACTTCTCCATCAACAACAAAAGCAAAAAAGTCAAACTCTTCTGGATGCTCATATGGATTTAATGGTAAATTATTCATAATCTTCCTATTTTAGTTAGAATAAACAAGCTGGTCCAGTACAGTATAGCAGCACTGGAGGGCAATCGCAACCAGAGCAACCCGCTGGTGCACAACTATAGTATTGATACCAACCAAAGCATCCGCCACTGCCGCCTGCTCCTGCAGCACAACCAGCATTTGCTGCTTGGCCCTGACTACTTGGTACGCAACTTGAACAGAAAGTTGGTGGGAAATCTGGTGGGAAAGACGGTGGGAATGATGGAGGGAATGATGGTGGGAAAGATGGCGGGAAAGATGGTGGGAAGGACGGTGCTGGAGCAGATGGCGTAACAGAATTAGATGCCCCTGAGGCAGCAGAAGAAACACCATAATTAGTTGTTCCTACAACAGTAAATGTATATGCTGTTCCATTGTTTAAACCCGAAACAGTAATTGGAACAGATGCACTAGAACCAGTAATACCACCAGGACTAGAAGTAGCAGTATAAGTTATTGTACCTTTACCAATATATGTTGATGGAGTAAAGGCTACAATAGCTGATGCGTTTCCAGCTGTGGCTGTACCAATCGTTGGGGTGGTTGGTTCTCCACCGCCAGTACTAACAATAATACGCATTATGAGGACAAGTCTCCTATAGCTACCCATGTATTAGCAGCTCTCTTAATTAAAGTGGCTGATGACCATCGTGCTCGAAGTTTAAGACCAGGTGTTGCGTTAATTGTTACACCGGTACCTTGAACTAAAGTTGTTTGACCTGTACCAGTTTGCAAAACAACTATTTGTGAACCTATTGGAAAGTTAGTTGTTGAATCTGGCTCCACTGTTAAGTTATTTGAAGAAGATACATTCATTTCTACAAGAGCCCCATCATCAACTAACAATAAACTATAGCTAGCTGTTTCTTCATTAATAAGAATATGACCAACAATATTTCCTGTTATTGCAGCACTACCTGACACTGTCAAGTTGCCCGACAAGCTTAATGATGTGCCAGTTGCAGCACCAATATTTGGTGTAGTCAAAGTAACAGATGCTGCAATCTTTGTAGTTGTTACTGCTGCTGTGGCTATTTTAGCTTCTGTTATAGACGAGTTTGCAATTGTTGCTGTGCCGATTGCTCCAGCATCAAAGTTAGTGCCTGCTGATAAACCATCAACAAAGTTTTTAACCTGAGTGAAGTTAGTATTCATTTGTGGTGCGTCAATTACGTCACCATTATTAAATGTATATAATCCTGATAATACAGCCATTTTATTTCTGACTCCTTACTTTTCTTCTCTTAAATTTATATGCGATTGAATTTAATCCCCATTGTCTACCAGCAAAACTGCCTGTTGTTACTTCGGCTGGTCCTTCAAACTTAAGTTGTACAGATTTAGCTCTCTTTAATCTGCCACCTCTTTGAATACCTTCTCTAAGGTCACTTTCACCAAATTCTCCAGTTCCATATACACCAGTGCCCCATAATGCACCAGTGACTACAGGCTCAAGATTAATTGTATGACTTGTGGTTCTAGTTTCTGTATTGAAATCATGATACACATCTACCGTTATTTCAGTTGTTTCATCAACTGGGCGTACTACATACAAACTTCTTACGAATGTTTTATCTTGCACGAAGCGGTCATCATAAAACCAGGGTGTAACAAATACAGTTTGAAAGTTTCCTAAAGAATCTCCAGCTGGAATATCATCCATTACGTTTTGTGGAATATCATCTGAGTATTCAAATTCATCTACATACATGATATATTTAAAAGAGCTATTTGGGTGAATCATCAAATGCCAAATCTCACCATTAGCATCATTCCAGTCACATCCAGATAACAAACCATATCCAGTTATGGTAACGGGTGTCGCAGCTTCTTGAAAAATAGCTGATTGATACATGGTAAATGCACCAGATTGACCAATGCTAGGGTCAAATATAAAATTCATGTTTGAATACTCTACAGCTGTTCCCGTCGGGTTTGTTGTAGAGCTTGTGGTTGTTGGGTCAAAGTCAAATGGTGCTGACATCCATACTCTATCATTTACATATGATAAAGTTAAATCAGTTAATTTGTTAGCATTGATTCTATTGGTATCAATAGTTGGTTTTAAGCGGCTAAAGATATCTTGAATACCATTGCGATTGTAGAATAACAATCCAGCTGGATAGTCAAAGAAGTATGCTCCACCAGAACCCTCTACCACATGCTGGGGATATTGAATGCCAACATTTGTTGAAAGTTCTACAAGCTGAAAAGAATCAACATCATAACCCATAAGCAAATAAACAGCTTTTGGTTTAAATATTAGCAACTGCCCATCAACTATTGCTAAACCACGAATACCTTCACCACCAGCAACAATGTCAATATAGTCATCTTGGAACCAGTCTTCTGGTCTATTTTCATGTGACCAACGAATTCTATTTGGATGGTCAACTAGAGATGGTGTAGCATCATTGTTTAATTCTTTTGTATTGGCAACAAATAATTTATTTGCGTGAGCTCTTACATGCTCTGCTCTTGGCATGTATCCACCAGTTGGTGTTTGATATGGTTGCCATGTTGGGCCAGATGCGGCAAGTGCAACAGCATATGTATTTGTTTGATTCCATTTGTACATTTGGCTTGCGTCTTTACCAACTGCCATATAAATTGTATCAAGCCATTGTGTGACACTTGCGCCATTTTCAGATTTAACAGCAACGTCTGTGGATACCGCATATTGTATTGTTGAAAAATTGCTACCAGATGATTGATAAATTTTTCCATCTGTTGGACCTACTGAGTCATATCCAGTATTTAATATTATTCTTGGTGACGAAGAATCTTTATAATTAAAAAGCCCTTTTGGTTTCCAGTTACCACTAACTTGTGTGGCGTGCTTCTTTTTGTATGCGGCACGTGTAAAAGCGCCACCACGTGGGTCAACATCCATGTTAAGAATGAACGGTGATTCATTATCTCTTAACTGAAACTGGTCAGCACGAAAGTTAAGTCCACCAGTAAAGTCTCTTTTTTGGTCAAAGAGAATTTGAGCCATATTATAATGCTACTCCTAATGGATATGGGGCACCTGGTAATACACGTAGATTTGGTGCATCTGACCACCACCAGTCGTATGGAGTAAGTTGTAATCCACCAGACATAATAAGCTGTCTGTTGCTTGATGGTGCAGTTAAGTTTCCTTGAATAATTGCAATTGCTTTTTCAAAGCTACGCATGTATTCATTTGACATCTCTGGGTCTTCCTGGAATTGGAAGATACGTGCCATAACATAATTAATTAATGGTAATTGTAATTGAGGTGAAATGTCAATTGCAGTATTTTCATCAGACAACCACTCTAATGATGGGTTGCGAAAACCTCTAAGAGTAAATGAATAGTTATTATCTGGTTTTGGCCAAAGGTTTAATTGATTAGCCCATATAGAAAAGTAAGCTGGTATTCCTTCTTGGTCTTGTGCGCCAACCCAAATTGACTCTGCTTTAGCTTGGTCAATATAAACCAATGCATTGCCTTGATAGTTTGTGTCACTGTTAACTACAGATATTATTTGCGATATATCAGTAATAGCTCTTGATGCATTTGGGGGAGTGCTTGCAGGTTGAGTTTGCGTAAATGCTGTGTATGACCTAGTTCCTTGTCCAACACCAAAAGCATAAGTTGTTTGGTAGTACGGCCAACGATTGCTTAGTGCTACAACTTTTTGAAAACCTTCTTTAATAAAACCGTTGACAAGGTCAGTTGAAATGTCGTCGTTTTCATCAAAACCAATGTCTAGGTCAGAAAGTTCACCAACAAATGTACGCATTTGTGCTAGCGTAAGATTGGCGTTAGAAAAGTTTATAGCCATTTATAACTCCTACTCTGAGGCTGTTTCTTCTTTTTTTGCTTCTGTCATTTTATTGAAGCTATTTAGGTGGCCAATGCAATAATCAGTTCCTTTTGCCTTTGGGGCTTTGCAAGGTTCTTCTTTCATGTTCATTGCCTGACATAAACCATTTTTATAATATACACCACCGTAAGCAACTCCTGATGGTGGGGCAACTTCTACACCTTGACCATGATATGCCATACGGCCATTGCCAACGTGTTGTGTGCCGGCGACTGTACCATATGGTTCTGTGCCAGCAAGTCCTTGTGATTGTCCTACTGTATTTTTATTCATATTATCTCCTTCGAGTTAAAAGTGTTTTATTGTAGAACATGCCACCAAGGGTTTTTACTCCCCTGGTGGCACGTGTCCTAGGTAGCAGAATTAGGCTTCAGCTGGCCAGTCAATACGGCTCCATGTAAGAACAGAGCTTGCACCCTGTACTGTAATGGTGCTTGCATTTTCTGCAATGCCACGGATGGAAATTGTACCATCTGCTGATGGTGAAATTACACCCTCAACAATTGCAATGTTATCTGTGGTAAATGCAGAGCCAGTTGTCTGGGCTGATGCTGGAAGGTCATAGGCGTTGCCATGATTAACAGCCTCAGTTCCTGCTGCTGTTCCAACAGATGAGCGGTATGCCAATACTGTTGGTGAAGCAGGGCCAGATACGGAGAAGTTTGCACCATCTCCAGTAGCTGCTGCATCGTATACAACTTTTGCATGGAACTTGTATACTTCGCCAGCCTTGCCGTACCAGCTTAGTCCGGTGACTGAGCCGTAAGAAGTACCTACGGTTGTGTTTGCCGAAGGAACAACTGTTCTTTCTACTATGAATTTATTTGTACTCATGATTATTACCTGTTCTTTCTAATCAATCATGTTGATTAATTGTTTGTTTGTT